CGCCTGACCCGTACTACCCCCCTACCCCCGGCTATGTGCTTAGGATTCCACTACACACTACACACTACTAATTTGTACGAACAATTGTAAAATTTTCGATTTTCCGAAGTACCCCCCATAGGAGTCCCAACCTCCTCTTGTAAAAAATTTTTTATTGTGTATCCTAATGCGTTATACGGGTAACACCTGCGAACACACTATGGCGATGAATTTAGAACCAGAGCTTGGCATACCTTTGGACGACAGCATAACAAGCGTCGATCTTCCTGAACGCGTCGAGGCGTTGGACAATACAGTTAACAAATTAGAGAAGCACGGCGTAGACACTACACCTGATGCGTTAGACGAAGAAGTAGCCGCTACGCTCCTAACATCTTATGCGCAAGACCCTGACGGAACCTCTAAACAGGTTACACACAAACGTGCTGCCACACTTACTCCTGCGTCCATCAAGTTAGCTAACTCCATAATCAAAGAATTTAATCACTCTGTCGTAGAATCTTCTATGCAGCTTCGACATTTAGTTACGAACAAGCTGATTATTGAGTCTGATAGCCCTGATCCGCGTACCAGAATGCGTGCGTTGGAGCTTCTAGGTAAAATATCAGACGTGGGTTTGTTTACTGAGAAGTCTGAAGTGACGATTACGCACCAGACCACCGACGATATTAAGGAAAAGCTGCGTGCGAAACTGACAAAATTGACAAATCCAACGCTAGATATAGAGGATGCAGTCGTTTTAGACGATAGTCCACTAGATGTTGATGCAATTATGAGTGAATTTGATGATGAATAAGGCTGTCACATTCGACGATGTGGATGTTGACCACCTTCTTGACAACCTAGACGCTTTTTCTGAGGAGGAGATCCTAGAAATCGACCGTATGGTTGACGAGCTAAACAACCGCAAGGCGAACAAAGCCGCATATATGGACTTGATAGAGTTTTGTAAGCGGATGCAGCCTGATTATTTGGTAGGTAAACACCATAAAATCCTAGCAACCATGCTCATGGGTATCGAAAGAGGGGACAAAGACCGGATTTGTGTGAACATACCACCCCGTCATGGCAAATCTCAGCTTGTTTCTATTTATTTTCCTGCTTGGTTTCTTGGTCGTAACCCCGATAAGAAGGTTATGATGGTGTCACACACCACAGATTTGGCGGTAGACTTCGGTAGAAAGGTCAGAAACCTCATATCGTCGGACGAATATCGTGCTATATTCCCTACCGTGCGTCTTGCGCAGGACAGTAAGTCCGCTGGGCGGTGGAATACTAACTCTGGGGGTGAATATTACGCCTGTGGTATTGGTTCTGCGCTCGCTGGACGCGGTGCTGACCTCCTTCTAGTGGATGATCCCCACTCGGAACAAGACGTTATCAACGGAAACTTTGAGGTATTTGAAAAAGCCTACGAGTGGTTCACATTCGGTGCTCGTACTCGTCTCATGCCGGGGGGTCGGGTCGCAATTATTCAGACACGATGGCATATGGATGATCTGACGGGTCGTGTAACACGTGATATGGTCAATAATGACCTGTCAGACCAGTATGAAGTGGTAGAATTTCCCGCTATACTAGAAATTGAAAGTAAAAAGAGCGGTAAAGTAGTACATAAACCGCTTTGGCCTGAATTTTTTGACATGAAGGCGTTGGAGCGTACAAAAGCGTCGATGCCTGTGTTTCAGTGGAACGCTCAGTATCAACAGCAACCTACCGCAGAAGAAGCGGCTGTAGTAAAAAGGGAGTGGTGGCAGGAATGGACAAGCGAAAACCCACCTGTTTGCGAATATATCATTATGTCTTTGGACGCAGCGGCAGAAAAACACAACAGAGCCGACTTTACCGCGCTTACAACTTGGGGCGTCTTCTTAAACGAAGAAGAAAACGCATATCACATAATTCTGCTGAATAGCATAAAGGAAAGACTTGAGTTCCCCGAGCTAAAAGCACTGGCTATGCAGGAGTATGCGGACTGGGAGCCAGATTCGTTCATTGTGGAGAAAAAGAGTTCTGGTGCAGCCCTATATCAGGAGATGCGCAGGACAGGATTGCCCGTACAGGAGTACACCCCGCACCGTGGATCAGGGGATAAGATGGCTAGACTTAATTCTGTAGCTGACATAATAGCCTCTGGTATGGTATGGGTACCACAGACGCGTTGGGCTGAAGAGGTTATTGAGGAGATAGCAGGGTTTCCGTTTATGAGCCACGATGACCTTGTTGACTCTACAGTGATGGCCCTCATGCGGTTTAGACAGGGCGGGTTTATACGGTTGCCTACAGATGAACCGGATGAGCCTAGATACTTTAGGCAACGCAAAGGCGGTTACTACTGAGGATTAGTTCATGGCTATAGAGAAAAGTGTGTACACAGCCCCAGAGGGTTTGGAAGACGAGGAACTCTCCGAGGTAGAGATCGAAATCGTTAATCCTGACGCGGTTATAATGGACGACGGGTCTATGGAGATTACCATAATGCCCGGAAACGAAATTGATATGGTGCCATTTGACGGCAACTTAGCTGAAGTTATGACAGAGGGCGATCTTAACTCTTTGTCTTCTGATCTTATGGGTATGATAGACGCAGATACTGATAGTCGCAAAGAATGGGCAGATACATTTGTCAAAGGGCTTGACGTGTTAGGGTTTAAATACGAGGACCGCACCGAGCCGTGGGAAGGTGCTTGTGGGGTGTATTCTACAGTGCTTGCAGAGGCTGCGATACGGTTCCAAGCCGAAACAATGTCAGAGACTTTCCCTGCCGCTGGCCCTGTAAAAGTTAAAATTCTTGGTGATGAGACTAAGGATAAGGAAGAAGCGGCTCTCCGTGTTAAAGCAGATATGAACTATGAGCTAACAGAGCATATGGTGGAGTATCGCTCTGAGCACGAGCGTATGCTGTATAACCTTGGTTTGGCAGGTTCCGCGTTCAAAAAAGTATACTATGACCCCAATCTTGGGCGGCAAGTCGCTGTGTATATACCCGCCGAGGATGTTATTGTTCCTTATGGAGCAAGCCACCTAGAAACCGCAGAACGCGTTACACATGTAATGCGCAAGACCAAAAACGAGTTAAAGAAGTTACAGTCTGTAGGGTTTTACAGTGATGTAGATGTAGGAGAGCCACAGCCATACCACTCGGATATAGAGAAGCGTAAGGCTGAAGAAGGTGGGTTCTCTCTAACAGATGATGATCGCTACACCATATATGAGGTACACGCAGACCTCGTTATAGAAGGCGTAGATGACGAAGACGATATAGCCAAGCCATACGTGGTCACTATAGAACGCGGCTCTGGTGAGGTCTTAGCGGTGCGTAGAAACTATGCTCCCGATGATCCGTTGATGTTGAAGCGTCAGCACTTCGTGCACTATGTGTATGTGCCGGGGTTTGGGTTCTACGGCCTTGGTCTTATCCATATTATTGGCGGTTACGCCAAAGCAGGGACTTCCTTGATACGACAGCTTGTCGATGCTGGTACATTAGCTAATCTGCCCGGTGGCTTAAAGTCTCGTGGGCTGCGTATCAAGGGAGACGATACACCGATAGAACCGGGAGAGTTTAAGGATGTGGACGTGCCGTCTGGTAGCATCCGTGACAATATTATGCCTCTCCCGTACAAGGAACCTAGCCAGACCCTTCTCGCCCTACTTGATAAGATAACACAGGAAGGACGTAGGCTAGGCGCTATTAGTGACATGAACATATCGGACATGTCAGCTAACGCCCCCGTTGGAACCACTCTGGCGCTCCTAGAGCGTACCCTGAAGCCTATGGCGGCTGTTCAGGCGCGTGTACACTACGCGATGAAGCAGGAGTTTAAACTGCTCAAGCGGATTATATCTGAGTATGCGCCTATGGACTACGCGTACCAGCCGCACAGAGGCGAGGTTAGCGCCAAGCAAGCAGATTATATGCTTGTGGATGTCATACCAGTAAGTGACCCCAACAGTTCTACAATGGCTCAACGAGTGGTGCAGTATCAGGCTGTACTGCAGATGTCACAACAGGCACCTCAAATATACAATCTACCGCAGTTACACAGGCAGATGATCGAGGTGTTGGGGATCAAAAACGCAGATAAATTGGTACCCACAAAAGAGGACGCCAAGCCGAAAGATCCAGTCAGCGAGAACATGGACGCGCTTACAGGCGAGCCTATGAAGGCGTTTATGTATCAGGACCACCAAGCACATATCGCTACGCATATGTCGTTCCTGCAAGACCCTATGATTGCTCAGATGATTGCTCAAAACCCACAGGCCAAGCAGATCGGTGCATCTATGCAGGCTCACATAGCAGAGCACCTTGGGTTCCAGTATCGCTCGCAGATAGAAGAGAAACTGGGCGTTGCGCTGCCTAGACCGAATGAAGAGTTGCCAGAAGAGATAGAGGTCGAACTTTCTAAACTGGTGGCAGACGCAGGTCGTCAGCTTACGCAGCAGCATCAGCAACAGGCCGCACAACAAGCTGCCCAGCAAAAAGCGCAAGATCCGATCATCCAGATGCAACAGAAAGAACTGCAGATCAAAGAGCAAGAGGTGCAGCGCAAGATCGCTAAAGATCAAGCAGATGTTCAAATACGCCAGCAGCAGGCCCAGACAGCTACTGCGAGAGACATGTCTAAAGCTATGATTGAAGCTGAAAGACTTAAACTCGAACGCGCTGAGTTGGCTATTGAGGCGGAAGAGAAAGGCGCAAACATAGACCGCGCTATGAAAGATGCCGCAGATAAGAAGGGCATAGAGCTTATTAAGCTATCGAAGGAGAAGAATAATTAATGGCAAAGACCGTCTTTGACGTGCTAAAGGATAGAATCGACGAGGATATATCGTCTGCACAGAGTTTCCTACGCGCAGGATCGCCTAAAGATTATGCGAATTATAGGGAAGTTGTTGGCTTAATTCGGGGTCTTGAAGCCACCAAATCTTACATTGAAGACCTCTCGCGTAACTATATGGAAGAAGATAATGACTAATACCGTCACAAAACTAGCTGACGAGCAATGGGAAGCCCAACTTCCCGTGCCTGTAGGGTACAGATTGTTGGTAGCACTGCCTGATATTGATGATCATTATGAAGGCACGAGTCTACTCAAGACTGATACTGAAAAGCATCGTGAATACATTATGTCTATTATGGGCGTAGTTATTGACATGGGAGCAGACGCATACTCTGACAAAGAGCGTTTTCCAGAGGGTCCGTGGTGTAAAGTAGGGGACTACGTGATGTTCCGTATGAACACAGGCACACGGTTCAAGGTAAACGGCAAAGAGTTTCGTTTGATGAATGATGATTCTGTAGAGGCAGTTATCCCTGATCCTCGCGGCATTATGACAGTATAGGAGTAGAGTATGCCATTCCAAAAGGTTGAATTTGAGTTTCCTGATGAGAAGGAAGAGGAGTCCACAGAGATAGAAGTGGAGCCGTCCAGTGCTGAAGAAATCAAAAAGCCCGCTAGAGCAAAAGCTGAAGAAGCTGATTCTCTTGAAATTGAAGTTGTCGATGACACTCCAAAAGCCGACAGAGGACGTAAGCCCTCTGAACCCCCAGAAGATGTTACCGAAGAAGAACTAGAAGATTATTCTGAAAAAGTTCAAAAACGGATCAAACACTTCAGCAAGGGCTATCACGACGAGCGGCGGGAGAAAGAAAGGGCTATCCGTGAGCGCGAAGAGTTAGAGCGGTTTGCCAAGCAGTTAGTTGAGGAAAACAACAAGCTCAAGGGAGACGTAACCAAAAATCAGACAGCGTTGGTAGAACAGGCCAAGAAAAACGCTGAAGCGGAATCAGATGCTGCTAAACAAGCGTATAAGACAGCATATGAGTCTGGAGATCCTGATGCAGTGCTTTCTGCACAGGAAAAGTTAACAGCAGCTAAGATAAAGGCTGATAGGTTAGCAAACTTCAAAATACCCGCTTTACAGGAAACACAGGTTCCTGTACCCTCAAGAACAGAATCCGCCCCACAAACAGGGCATGACCCACGTGCGGAAGAGTGGAAAACTCAAAATCCGTGGTTTAATGTCGATGACGAAATGACAAGTTTGGCGTTGGGGCTGCATACCAAACTTATCAAGGAGGGCGTAAGTCCTCAGTCAGATGAATACTACGAGAGAATAGATTCTCGTATGCGGCAAGTTTTCCCCGATAATTTCGAGGATGCTGATCAACAAACTGAAGTTACGCCAAGGCGTAGCGCTAATGTAGTCGCACCCGCAACGCGGAGCACAGCCCCTAAAAAGGTAAAATTAAGTCAGACTCAAGTAGCGTTATCTAAACGTTTAGGTTTAACTCCAGAACAATACGCCAGACAGGTTGCAATAGATATGAGGAAACAAAATGGCTGAGAATAGGCTAGATAGAGAACTTGAAACCCGCGAGAAGAAAACTCGTAAACGTCACTGGCAGCGTCCAGAGACACTCCCTTCTCCGAATCCAGAGCCGGGATATGAGTATCATTGGGTTAGAGTTAGTACGCAAGGCCAAATTGACGCTACTAACGTATCCTCAAAACTGCGTGAAGGTTGGGAGCCTGTGAAGGCAAGTGATCACCCTGAGATTACACTGGTAACCGTAGAGAATGAACGGTTTAAAGATAATGTAGTCATAGGTGGGTTGTTGCTGTGCAAAGCTCCAAAGGAACTCGTCGAAGAGCGGAGTGATTATTACAATAATCAGACCAAATCCCAGATGCAGTCCGTAGACAATAACTTCATGCGGGAGAATGATCCTAGAATGCCTCTATTTAACGATAGACGTTCTAAGGTCACTTTTGGAACAGGAACTTAACTCTAGGAGTATATAATGGCATATCCTGCTGTTGATGGTCCATATGGACTGGTTCCGGTAAAATTGTTGAGCGGTTCTCCTTTTGTAGGCGTTACACGCCACTTCAGTATTGCAAGTGGTTATGCTACGGCTATTTTTTATGGGGATGCTGTAAAGCTAGTTACCGGAGGCACCGTTGAGCGTGATACGTTTGACGCTGCCATGACACCCGTTGGTGTCTTCCTTGGCTGCACATATACAGATCCAAACCTTGGTTACAAGGTCTGGCGTCAGTCATATCCTGCAAGCACTGTTGCATCTGATATTCAAGCGTTTGTCGCAGACGGTACCGACCTTCTGTTTAAGGCTGCGGTTGTATCTTCAGGTACAACGATTGGTGATCTTGCAATCACTGACATCGGTGCAAACGTCGCGGGTGTAGACAATACAGGTGATTCCGTTTCGGGTAATTCTCGTTGCGCTATCTCTGATACGTCTGCAACTACAAACACTCTTCCATTCCGTATCATTGGTCTGGTTGAGGAAACCAAAAACAGTTCGGGTGGTTATACCGAGGCTTACGTTAAATGGAACGCAGGTCACCAGTATAACAACACGACTGGCGTATAAGGAGTGATGTACTATGGCTATTTCACGCGCCCAGTTACTTAAAGAACTCCTTCCCGGCCTAAACGCGCTGTTTGGATTGGAGTACGCAAAGTACGGTGAAGAACACGCTGAAATCTTTGAAAGCGAGACTTCTGACCGTTCATTCGAGGAAGAAACCAAATTGAGTGGCTTCTCAGCAGCACCTGTTAAAGACGAAGGTGCGGCAATTGAGTATGACTCTGCTCAAGAGACTTGGACTGCTCGCTATACACACGAGACTGTTGCGATGGGCTTCTCTATCACTGAGGAAGCTATCGAAGATAACTTGTATGACTCATTGTCTGCACGTTACACAAAAGCTCTCGCACGTGCTATGGCGTACACCAAGCAGGTTAAAGCTGCTGCGATCCTAAACAATGCGTTCGCTGCGGGTACAACCTATGGTGACGGTAAAACACTTTGTGCTACCGATCACCCGCTTGTGTCAGGTGGCACTAACTCAAACCGTCCTTCTGTTGCGGCTGACCTTAACGAAACCTCTCTTGAGGCGGCAGTTATTCAGATCGCAGGGTGGACCGATGAGCGTGGCCTCTTGATCGCAGCCAAACCTCGCAAGTTGGTCATTCCGCCAAACCTACAGTTTGTTGCAACTCGTTTGCTTGAGACTGAAGGACGTGTTGGTACAGCCGATAACGACATTAACGCGCTTCGCAATAATGGTTCGATCCCTGAAGGCTATACTGTCAACCACTACTTGACAGACACTGACGCATGGTTCTTAATGACAGACGTTCCTAACGGCTTGAAGCACTTTACTCGTGCACCGATGGCTACATCTATGGATGCAGACTTCGACACAGGTAATTCTCGCTACAAGGCACGGGAACGTTACAGCTTCGGCGTTTCTGATCCCCTCGGGATTTTTGGTTCGCCCGGAGCGTAAACTGCTCGTTAGGCGGGTTTTCCCTGCCCGTCTGCCTCAAATAAACTGGGCCGCTTCGTGCGGCCCTTTCTTTTGTTGATAGCTTGTTCTTATTGTGTTATACGTAGGCAATCCCTGACAGTCACATGGTGTGGCTGACACTAGCCAAGACAGGAGATTCATATGGCTAATTCGACCTTTAATGGTGCAGTCCGTTCAGAAAACGGTTTTAAAGCAATCACAAAAGCTGCAAATACGGGTACTGTGACAGAAGATATTTCTATTTCTCACGATGGTACAAACAGTGTTGTAATCTTTACAGACCTACCAACCGCTGATCCATCTGTCGCAGGGCAGCTTTGGAGTAACTCAGGCGTTTTGACTGTATCTGCAGGATAAGGAGTTAGTCCATGTCCTCTGACGTTCAAACTAAACGGGTGACAGGCACAGGTTCTCTAGCTGTAGGGCCAGCACGTGTCCGTCAAATACAGGCTTTGACAAGTGCGGGCGCAGGACGGTTGACACTAACTGATGGGAACGGCGGGGCCACACTAATCGACTTAGATTTTTTGGCCTCTGATTCTCACTCAGTGAACATTCCTGATGATGGGGTGCGGTTTGTGTCAGACGTGTACGTGTCTGCTGCTACAAACATTACTGCGATAACCTTCTTCTATAGCTAGGTGTTGGTATGCGGACTTATTATAAAAAGGGCGGAGGAGTAAAATCCCCTGCTTGGCAGCGCAAGGAAGGTAAAGACCCTTCAGGGGGTCTAAACGCAAAAGGTGTTGCTAGCTATCGGAGACAGAATCCCGGTAGTAAACTGAAGACCGCTGTTACTACAAAGCCTAGTAAGCTGAAAAAAGGTTCAAAGGCTGCAAACCGCCGCAAGTCGTTCTGTGCGCGTATGTCAGGCATGAAGAAGCGTCTGACAAGCAAAAAGACCGCTAATGACCCGAACAGTCGCATCAACAAGAGCTTACGGAAGTGGAATTGCTGATGCCTGCTAAATCCGCAAAACAAGAAAAGTTTATGCAAGCAGTGGCTAATAACCCTAAGTTCGCTAAGAAAGTAGGGGTGCCTCAGTCTGTGGGCAAAGAATACACTAAACCCTCTGAGCTTTCCCAGAAGCGCAAGAGAATAAACGCTCGTAAAAGGAATACGTAAATGGCTAGAAAAGGTAGAAATGCGCCTAGAAGAGGCAAAAAGATGAAGAAAGAAGACGCTTCAAAGCTAGCTCCAGAGGCTTCTATGCGCCCAAAGGCACGTCCTTCATCAAAGCTAGCTCCAAGAGCTTCTATGCGCCCAAGAGCAAGACCGAATGATACGACTATGGAAGCGTCACTTCGTCCAAGGGCACGCCCTGATGATATGCCCACCGTGGATGAAATAGGAGCCATAGAGCGCGGCAATCGGGCAGCTAAACGAACCGCTGAAGACTTGGCTATGTTTGCTTTGCCCGGAGCCAATCTTGGACGCAATGTAGCTAAAATAGCTGAAGAAGCGGCAGCTAAAGAGTCTATGGGTATGAAAAAAGGCGGTAAGGTTCGTGGTTACGGATTAGCCCGTGGCGGCAAAGTCTGTAAGATGAGGTAGTTATGCGTAAACGGACAAAAAATAAATCCTCTAAAAAAGTTAAAAAATTCCAAACTGGTGGGGATTTGCGTATGGATAACTCAGGTGCTCCGGGTGGGTTTGATATAGCTAAATTCCTCCCCATTGGCGGCGGTTCTGGGGGTACACTTGGGGGTACGCTACAGCCGAACCAAAATAAGAGTGCGTATGATAATATCACTGATATATCCGTATCCGCGAGTAAAGCATCGCAAGCATTAGATACAGCGTCAGAAGCTATTGGTTCCGCACCTATGAGCTATACTACGAATAGATCTTTTAAAAAAGGCGGTAAGGTTCGTGGTTACGGATTAGCCCGTGGCGGCAAAGTCTGTAAGATGAGGTAATCATGGACACGGATAAGGACGTAAAAGACATCAAAGATATGGCGTTCCAAGAGGAGTTGGAGTTTCAATTGAAGCTAAATCCTAACGTGGACCGCAGGATGCTTGAAGCCCGAGTCCGTGATAAGATCTATGGCCCTAAAAAGTTTGGTCATGGTGGTAAAGTTCGTGGTGCAGGAAAGGCATCTAAGGGCGTGCGCCCCTGTAAGATGAGGTAAGTATGCGTAGGTATTACAAAAAGGGCGGTAAGATTTGTGCTTCTGGTAAAGCATGGGCCAAACGCACTTTTGATACCTACCCTTCTGCGTATGCAAACCTCGCCGCGTCTAAGTATTGTAAAGACCCCAATTACGCAAAAGGGGCCAAGGGTAAGAAGAAAAAGTAATGGGCCAACTGCAAAAATGGCTGGATCAGAAATGGAAGCGCATCGACTCCAAGGGGAACATCGCGGGGGAATGTGGTACTTCTAAAGATAAGAAGAACCCTGACAGGTGCCTGCCAGAGTCTAAAGCCAGAAGTTTGTCCCAAGGCCAGCGTAAAGCTACGGCTAACAAAAAGAAGCGTGAGGGCAGTAAAGGTAAGACAGTAGTAAAAAATACAAAGCCTGCTACAGTTAAGCTAGCAGGTGGTGGTCTAGCGCGTAGAAAGCGCTCTATCGCTCGCGGGTGCGGGTGTGTGATGGAGCCTAGACGCAAACAGACCCTTTATATGTGAGGAAGTAATATGGAAGTTTTTCAGAATGGCAGGTTCTCTTCAGGCGAACCCGTGTATCAGATAGGCACAAGAAACGCTGATGGTACATATAACGTGGAAGTTTTTGACCTTATGACTAAGGGAGAAGCGGAAGCGAAACTACTAGCAATGGGTGGGCAACCTGCTGCCCCCAAACCAAAAGTTAAGGTTCCCACCGTTGCTAGAATTAAGGCTATGACTAAGAACGAATTAGAAGCTATGATGCGTTCAGAAGGCGTAGAGCTTGATAGACGGAAAGCCAAAAACACTCTCGTTGCGCAAGTCATCAAGCACTTTAAGGATAAGTAACTATGGCTACATCAGGCACCACAGCGTTTAACATGGACTTCACGGAGATTGCCGAAGAAGCATGGGAGCGTGCTGGTAGCGAGATGCGTTCTGGCTATGATTTACGCACTGCGCGTAGGTCCATGAACTTAATGACTATCGAGTGGCAGAACCGTGGTATCAATATGTGGACCATTGATTCTGGCACTGTGAGTTTGGTGCAAGGCACTTCTCAGTATACTCTACCAGCAGACACAATTGATCTGTTGGAACATCAAATACGTACTAATAGCGGCAATGCTACGACACAATCAGATCTTACCATAAGTCGAATAAGTGTAAGTACGTATGCCTCTATACCAAACAAACTAACACAAGGGCGTCCTATACAGCTTTATGTAGAGCGTTTGCGTGATGCTCCCAAAGTAAACGTGTGGCCTGTACCTGATAACAACGATTATGTGCTTTATTATTGGCGTATGCGGCGGATTGAAGATGCTGGAAATGGCGTTGAAACCGCTGATATGAACTTCCGGTTCTTCCCTTGCCTTGTTGCGGGGTTAGCCTACCACATAGCTATGAAGGTTCCTGATCTAGCGGAGCGTATCCCTATGCTCAAAGCCGCGTATGATGAGCAGTTTGAATTAGCAGCAGGTGAGGATAGAGAGAAAACGGCTGCACGGTTCGTGCCTAGAATAGGTAGGATTGCATAATGGGTAATAAGTTTGCTTCTAGTAAAAACGCTTTAGCCCTTTGTGATGTATGTGGCTTCCAATACAAACTACGAGAGCTTAAAAACCTGTTTGTTAAAGGGCGAGACACTAATATTAAAGCCTGTCCTGAATGTTGGGATCCTGATCATCCGCAGCTTAAACTTGGCGAGTTCCCAGTGGACGACCCTCAAGCAATACGTAATCCACGTCCAGACCAAAGTTTAGGGGTGTCTGGCGATACGAGTAGTAGGGTAATTCAATGGGGTTGGAATCCTGTGGGGCTAAATGATCCTTTTAGTCTTACACCTAACTCATTAGTTGGTACTGGAAAAATTGGCACTGTTAGTGTAGTTATATCGTAGGAGGTATGTAATGCCAAAAGTAGGAAACAAATCTTTTCCCTATACGGCAGCGGGGAAAAAGAAAGCAAAAGCCCACGCCAAGAAGACGGGCAAGAAGATGACATCTGCTTATAAATCTGGTGGCGGTGTTAAAGTTCGTGGCACAGGTGCGGCTACAAAAGGTCTTATGGCTCGTGGGCCTATGGGGTAAGTTATGAACTATACCGAGTTGAAAACTAATATAGAAGACATTTGTGAGAGTTCGTTCACAGATGCTCAACTCGCTATGTTCACGGAGCAGGCCGAACAGAAAATATATAGCACAGTGCAGATACCTGCGCTGCGTAGAAATGTTACTGGGTCTGTGACCACAAATAACAAATACCTTACAGCCCCTACGGACTTTCTGTACACATACTCGCTTGCGCTAGTAGATAGCGATGGGGCGTATCACTACCTAATAAATAAGGATGTGAACTTTATCAGAGAAGCGTACCCTACACCCACTTCTGTAGGGCTTCCCAAACACTATGCGTACTTTGACGATGATTCTTTCATATTAGGTCCAACGCCTGACAGTAATTATACTGCGGAGCTTCACTATGGGTATTACCCACCGTCAATCGTTACGGCAGGCACCACTTGGCTTGGGGATGAATTTGACAGTGCGTTGTTAAATGGTGCATTGGTGGAAGCCATCAGGTTCTTAAAAGGTGAGCCAGATATGGTACAAACGTATGATAAAATGTTTGTGCAATCTCTTGGATTGTTAAAAAATCTCGGAGAAGGTAAATTACGTGAAGACGCCTATCGCTCGGGACAGTTCCGAGTGCCAGTAAGTTAAAGGAGACTAGATATGGCTATAACACAGGCGATGTGTACCAGTTTCAAGCAAGCGCTGCTTGATGGTGAAATGGACTTTAGTAGCGATACGGCGCAAACATTTAAGATTGCTCTGTATACGTCCAGCGCGACATTGAGTGCTGCTACCACAGCATATACCACGTCAAATGAGGTATCTGGCACTGGATATACAGCAGGCGGGAATACACTTACTATATCCACAAACCCAACAAATGGTGGGTCTGGCACTACTGTATACCTAAGTTTTTCCAACACTACATGGACATCATCTACAATCACTGCTCGCGGTGCGTTGATCTACAAATCTGGTGGCACTAACCCGTCAGTTGCAGTGCTGGATTTTGGTTCTGATAAATCGTCTTCAAACGGAGATTTTCAAATCCAGTTCCCAACAGCGGATTCTACGAGTGCAATCATCCGTATTGCGTAAGCTATAGAGGTAATTGTAAATGCCTGTTTTAAAGAATAGAGCCTATGTCTCAACTTCTACGCCCGGGACAGGCACAATAACTCTAGGGAGTGCCGTTTCAGGCTACCAAACATTCGCTGCCGCTGGGGTGTCTGACGGTGATGTAGTTGGCTATACCATAGAAGATGGGGCTAATTTTGAGATAGGTACAGGCACGTACACCGCGTCTGGTACGACACTATCTCGTACCCCTAGCGAAAGTTCTAGTGGTGGTTCTGCTATTAACTTGTCAGGTAGTGCTCGTGTGTTTATTACGGCAGTAGCTGCTGACATTATGCAGCCATCTAACAACCTGTCAGACTTAAATAATGCGTCTACTGCACGAACTAATCTTGGTTTAGGTACAGCGGCTACGTCCGCCGCAACTGATTTTGTTGCAGTGACAGGCGACACCATGTCGGGGGCGTTGAGTATCTCTGCGGCATCAGCGGCTCCTGCTGTTCTTAACCGAACTACTACAGAAGGGGACATTGTTGATTTTCAATATGCTGGTTCTACTGCTGGTAAAATAGGTATATCGGGCGGCTATTATATTATGGGGGATGGGGTTTCAGGGCTTCTTTATGATCCCGGCACTCCTAGTATTATGCCGTTTAATTATTCTGGCAATCAGTTAGCTAATGGCACTATTTCTTTAGGTACTGGCTCTGCAAAGTGGAATGTATTTTATGTAAACGACGTGCACACTGGCGCGTTAAACATTAACAGTGCGATTGAATTTCCTACTGCTGATGGTACAAGTGGACAGGTACTTCAGACTAACGGCTCTGGGGTGTTGAGTTTTGTAGATCAAGCGGGTGCTGATCTTTATGCTGCTAATGAAAGCTCACCTACAGCACAACCAAGTGCGACAGGGGCCAATGCTATAGCTATTGGTGA